TCAGCGCGTCTCGCAGGCCTGCCGCTGGCCTTTGGCCGGCGTGTACAGGTAGCCGGGCGTGTCGCCCGCCTGGCGGTACAGGACCGAACCGTCGCTATAGGAAATCGCGCTCAGCGCCTGGCCATCGGCGAGGCTGCGGACATCGCCGCCCAGCGACTGGACGCTGCTGCCGTCGGGCAGCTTTAGACTGGCGAAACCGTCGATCACCTCGAGTTTGCCGAAGTCTCCACAGTGCAACGCCAGCGGCCCGGAAGCGGCCTTTCCGTCCGACGATGAATCCCCGCAACCGCCCAGCAGCGACAGAACCAACAACGCGGGGAGAACAGCGGGCTTCATCGGGGAGTCCTTTGCGGATGAGCGGAAGACGAGACTCTACCACCTGCCGGGCAGCGGGAAAAACCGCTTCGGCGTACGCTGTCATGCAACGGCAGGCGCACCTGTGAGACAATTCGCCGAATGCCAGGCATCACACCCCGCCTTCATCGCGCTACAGCCACGTCATGACGCTGGCTGCGGCACTCCACGAATGCCCGCAGGATCGCCCCATGCTCCAGATGGAGCGCAGCGGAAAGCCGAGACCGGTAGCAGACCGGTATCGCCATGGTCCAGGCGTGCGTAAGTCCTCTATAGGTAAAGAAGTTGATCTCCACCGCGAATATCACCATGCGATTTTTTTGGCGATAGCTAGCGAGCTGTAGAGCAGTGAAATCAAGGCTTTCAGGCGTTCCGATTCGCACTAATTCGCATCGATTGGTACAAAAACTGGTACAGGATCAGCGCTCCGCCTCATAGGCCGCAACACCGCTACCGACAGGCCGCCACTCATCCTGCGGCATGCGCGAATCACAGATGAATACCTCGACCTCCCCGCCTTCTTTCGGCTCCGCAGGCCGAATAGCAGCATGCCGGAGAATCGTCTGCATGTCCGGCACGTAGCTGCTCTCCGAGCCGTGGAACGACCAGATGCCATGTTTCCCAGCGCTGCCCACCTGGTGGTCGAGTTTCACCGACCAGCCCTTGAATCGAATGACCAGCATCGCCCTGCTCCGTAGGAAAAGGCCGTAGTCTACTCCTACTGGCATGCTCTGTTGGCAGCCAGCAACTGGGCCTCATAACCGATCCGCTGCAACCGCTCGGCCAGCAGCGCACGGACCTTGGTCTGTAGGTCGTCGCTCTTCTTCAGCCCAGCCGCTGCCCAGGCCGGCACCTCGACCGCGGGCGCTCGGCACGGCACCGCCACCGGAACTTCTACGCGCACCGTGCGCGGCTCGGCTTCCTGCCGGCCGGCGCATCCCACCAGCGCGACAATCATCAGCATCAGCACCACCCTCATAGACCCAGCTCCTGATCAATGACCGCATCGGCGGCCGCACACTCCTCGCCGGCGGTTCGCTGGTACAGCAGGCGCTGTGCCGCGGCATACTGCTCGGCGGCCTGCTGTCGTCCCTGCTCCAACGCCTGGGCTGCATCCCGGGCGCGCCGCTCGCTAGCCTGGCGCAACGCGGCAACCTGCCGGACCTGCTCCGCCACTGCGGACTCCAACTCTCCCCGGGAGGCACGGCAGGCAGCCAGATCCGCGCTCGCGGCATCCAACTGCGGCCGGTAGTGCCGCGCGCCGAGCCAGACACCGCCGGCGGTGCCGAGGCCGACCAGCACCAGGCAGGCCAGCGCGACCGATAAAGCGCGAGCGGAGATCACGACAGCGGCTCCAGGAACAGCGCGCGCTCCGCCGCTCGACGCTTGACCAGACCCTCCAAGCGCTTACCACCCGCATTCACCCAGCGAGGGAACTGGTCCGCTGCTCCCTGGTAGTCACCCTTGTTCAGCAGCTTGAGCAGAGTGGACGACGCAAGATTGGCCGCGCCCAGGTTATAGACGAAGCTCATCAGGGCATCCCACTGGTTCTGGTTCAGTGGCACTTTCACCAGCTTGTCCATCTCGGGCTCGAAGCGCTGAATGTCGTTCGACAGCATCCGCTCGGCCTGCTCGACGGTGATCGTCATGTAGCGGGTGACACCTCGGGTGGTGCCGTAGCCAATAGTCCAGACACCCACCGAGTCCTGGTAAGCGGACAGGCGCAGGCCCTCGAACGATTTGATGAGGTCTATGCCTCGTTGGGATGTACGCATTTACGGGCCTCCAAAAACGACGAAGCCCGCTCTATAGCGGGCTTATCTTCGTCGGGAAGGTGTTCGGGTCAGCTACCGGTCAGGATCGCCAGCAGCACAGGAGACGACAGCCAAGCGGCGGCTCCACAGGCGAGGATCAGCAGGCTGACCCCGATGCAAAAATTCAGGAAATGACTCGTTGGCATTTTGACCTCCAGCCAGTCTTTAACCTTCAGCAAGATTGGTCTACGATTCACGTATGTTCTGCTCCTTGTCCTTCCCAAGGGGTGGAAATAAAAACCCCCGGCACGCTGTGAACGTCCGGGGGTTTTGCTTTTCTGTCTTGCGCGACTACCAGTCGGTTTCGATGCTCAGAGAAACCCTTGGATGGTCGAGTTCGGTATACATGCTTTTCACTGTTGCCTTTGTGATCCGCCCACCCGCCTTCATCTTTCGGGTGAAGAACGCGGCCCGATCTCTCTTGATGTAGCCGATTTGTACGTCAGTCGGGAGGAACAGGGTGAACCAGCGCCGGACATGCACGTAGACGGCGATGGCATTGGGGTCGTGCGGGTTGTCCGGTTCTGGCACTAGCTTGACTTCCATTCCGGGGCGCACAGCCAGGCGTATTCTGCCGCTACGACCTTCGAATCCTGTGCCCGTGACAATCACGCTGTACTGCATAGCAATCCCTTATTGATCAGTTGTCAGCAGGTCACGACGCTATCAATCGCCCGTGCATGACGCCAGACCTCGAGGTCACAGTTCTCTTGTCCAGTCGCCGAGCCCCTTCGCCTTCATCTTTTCGAAAGTCTGGCGCGCACGCTCAACCAGCATGGGAGCCAGGGGGACACCCTGCTCGTCTACGAGAACCTCAACGAGTGAGCACCTGCATCCCTCTGAATTGCCATCACGCGCATACCACTCCCTTACCTGATCAGCAGTGAAAAGCTTTCCATGCCTTGCCGCGTGAGAGGTTCGGGTATCTGGACGAAGGGCCGATAGATGCATAAACAAAGTCCTGCAACCGTAGCTGCTGGACGCGCTATTCAGCTTAGCCATTCGATTCGCATGGATGCTCGCTGAGTCGATTTCCTTTTTAGCCACCCCAGCCCCTCATGAACGTTGACGAATGCTGGCGTTTATTCCATATTCCGCCTGCCGCTGCAAATTCAGCGGTCGGGCTTGGCCGCCCGAATCGGTAAGGCGCACAGCGCCGCAGGGCGTTTTTTTGTGCCCTCGCTTTATGGCGGGCTGTGCGTGGGACACCTTCGGGTGTGCCGGGAGCCTTACCCCCGGTCGGCCAACCCGCGTACAGTTCGCCTCCCTCTTCTTGGTCGCAGAGATGGCGAACTCCCAAACAGGTAAGGAGTCCTCATCATGCAAACCGCTCAAGTAATTCCCTTCCAGTTCGATGCTCGCGAAGTCCGCACCCTGCTGATCGATGATCAGCCTTGGTTCGTAGCGGCTGATGTTTCTTGCGCCTTGGAATACCGAATCGCCGGTGACATGACGCGCAATCTCGACGATGACGAGAAGGGTACGCAGATTGTGCGTACCCCTGGCGGCGATCAGGAAATGCTGGTCATCAACGAGTCTGGGCTGTACTCGGCGATCCTGCGCAGCCGCAAGGCTGAGGCCAAGCGCTTCAAGAAGTGGGTAACCGCCGAGGTACTTCCTGCGATTCGCAAGCATGGTCGCTATGAGGACTCCAGCAATAAGATGGCAACCCTGGTTGGCGAAACCATCGGCACCGACGGCTTCCACATGCTCGGCTCGCTGATCAGGGGCAAGGTAGCCGCCCTCCCAGTCGAAGTCCGCCGACGCGCCACCGCGAAAATATGGTCACAGACCCATGCCGCATTCGGGGTTCGGTCTGCCACAGACATCCCCGCCAATCAGTTGGATGCGGCCCGCAACTTCGTCGCCGCCTACAGCGTTCACGAAGGCGAATGGCTGCCGAAGCCTGAAAAACGCTGCGGCACCATGCTCAACGACCACCAGCTCTACGACGTGTACTTCGTTTGCCACCACTTCCAGTACCTGTTCGAAATCTTCAAGCGTCACAGCCTCTACAGCTTCCTTGGGCAGCACGGCTCCCGCGCAGGCGTAGAAATGATCGACCACTTCAAGGATGGCTACATGGGAGTCTGGAAGCTCAGGAAGGATTTCGATGATGAATTCGATGCCGTACAGCGGCGGCTGGGGCTCAACCGGTATTCTGAATTCCGCATTCGCTGAGGTTCTTGGCCCCGTTTCGGCGGGGCCTTGAATCATGCTTATCGTCAATTTGCCAGAAGCTACGGCAGTGCCGTACAATCAAAAAATGCGAACAGTCATCGAAACAGAGATTTTCAAACGCTATGCAGACGACATCTGGAACGACCTCGAACGGGAGGAGTTCATTACGTGGATTGCAGCCAACCCCTTGGTCGGAGATGTGATCCCAGGATCGGGTGGGCTTCGCAAGGTGCGCTGGTCTCGCCCCGGCATGGGTAAGCGCGGCGGCGCGCGCGTGATCTACTACAACGCCGAAGAGGCGCAATCCATCTGGCTACTGATAGCGTACACAAAATCAAAGTTCGATAACCTACCAGCATCCACCTTGAGCAAATTGAAAGAGGCTATGAATGGATAAGGAACTTGAAACCTTCGAGGCCGACCTCCTAGCCTCGATTGACGAAATGAAGAAGGGGAAGATTGCCCGCTCGACGCAGGTTGAACTTTCTCCGGTTGCCGAAGTTCGCGCAAAAGTTGGCATGCCACAGTCTGAGTTCGCCGAACTTTTGGGCGTGAGCGTCCGCACGCTGCAAGACTGGGAGCAAGGGCGACGATCCCCGTCTGGAGCAGCGAAAACCTTAATTAAGGTTGCCGGCATGCACCCGGAGGCATTACGGGCGTTGCGTACTTGAGAAAATCTGGTTGCGCTGTTCAAAAGTAGAAAAGGCCGCGAGAGCGGCCTTGCTCTACCTAACATCATAGGCAAACTTCATCCATATGATATCTCCGACCGCCCATGCCATAGGGAATTTATGGAAGGTTCGAAAATATTTCCGTTAAATAAAGTCTTGATGTTGATTTATTCCGTATTACGTTAAGTAATTAATCGAAATAATTAGAGACTGACCTGAGACAGCAGAGTTTGGGATGGGGATACCGGAGGCGCTATAAAGTTCCAAGTGGTTTTGCTTTGCACGAACAATTCCGCTAGACAAAGAAGACGCAGCCTTATACGAAAAAATTGCTCCTCCAGCTTCCGGTCGGTTCATGGAAGCGAAAGGTAATCCACCAATTTTTGCATTCATTGTGCTTGTGGTTGTTGGGAAGGTTATTGATAAATTGGCAGTTACGCGGCGGCCTTCACGGACGTAATAAGCTGAGACTCCAGTAAATTCCAGCCCTTCTCCACTGGCATCATTTGGAGTCCATTCCCTTTCTGAGTACTCAGGCATACATAGGTTTACGGTATTTCCATTTGCGAATAGCGCGCTAAGTGCCTGCATTTTTGTACGAAAGTTTCCGGTATTGCGCAGCATAAGATCAAGGAAGCCTAAGTTTGATGATGTTGCTTCGATGTCGCATATACCAGAAATGCCAAGAGTAGAGTCTATTTCTATTTCAAATCGAGAAAGGCCCAGTTTTGAATATGTGTAGCCTTTAACCACTAGCCCAATTTCTGAAAAAACACGGATATCTTTTGCGTCGAAGGTGCAGGAATGACTGCCAGTAGATGGGAAGCCATATCCAACCGGTGTGAGATCTACAACGTTGTTCACAGATGGAGCATTAATCAAGAAGTCGCGTGCGTGCATATTGAAAAGCGTGCCGCGAAATACCGCACCGATGGCTCCATAGTCTGTAGTATTGACAAGTCGAAGCCCACTTATAGAAAGGCCGAAGCCGCGATCTCCACAGACTATGCCAGCGCCGAGAGGGCCGCTGTTTCCGGGGTATGTCAATCTTCCACAGTTGAAAAGGCTAACTCCATGAACATAGGTGTACATATTTACTACGCTGCCATTTTCAGGGTTAGCGAACTGCCCATCGCTGTTAAACGGCACATCCACGTTCCGCATTACTACATCGTAATAGTTGATGTTTCGGGCGATTTCTACGCCGCCTGCGGGGTCCGCATGGCTATTTATACCGATAGTGCAATTTTCAATGTATGGGTTGTATATATGAATCCCATCTACTATTGCTCCTTCGAATTGAAATGCTTTACCACCTTGATGTACGTTACTGAACTTGACATTTCGTACTTTTGGGTTGTAAATTTTTATATTTTCCCCATTAATTGCATTTATTCCATTTTCATTTGGCAAATCAGAACAATCAACTTCAATGTTATATATTTCTACATCGGTAAATGGCCTTGGCATAAGGTCTTTCGTATAGCCGCCGCATACGAATCCACCTAGATTAGTGTTTGCGGTAAGCTTCCAGACAGCCCCCGGATCAAAGATGAGTTTTAGCTTGTCTGGTAGAGGGATCCAGTTATTGAAAAGGTAAGTTCCAGATGGTACTAAGACAGCTTTTCCTTGTGCTGCGGCGTAATCTAAACAAGCGATTAGATTGTTGTGGTCTTCGGTAGTATTATCGCCCTTTACAGAATATGGGGCGTCTTTGATATTTATAATGTCATCTAGGCGTGATTTTATGGTTCTCCCTCTATAACCCACCAAAGCTGCCCCTTTGTATGGGTCTGTAGCATTGGAAATGTCCTGACGTAGAGACTGGTCCGCCTGAGCAACAAGTAGATCCTGATCGGTGGCCCAGTTTCCGGTCAGATTGACGGGAAAATCTGCTGGGCGCTTGACGCTGTAGAGATTTCCGTCACGCTGGATCAGTTGGGTCGGGCGGTCCACTGTCAGCGGCGAGCCATCGACGTACACCAGAAATCCAGGTTCGAAGCCCTGGGCGGCCAGCCAGTCATTGACCTGTTGCTCCACACCGAACCATGTTTTTCTTGGCACACCGAATCGGTCATTCCACGCCACGTTAGTTCGGTCATTCATCGCCGCGTCGAAGTTCTCGGCGTTGTCGTAGAGGTCACGCGGATCTTTGGAGCCAAGCGGATTGCCGGTGGCATATGTAGTCATGCAAATTCTCCGGGCATGAAAAAGCCCGCTCTATGGCGGGCTCTGGGTTTTTGTGTGCGGTCAGTTGGGGGCGCTGGCGTTGTCGAAGGTGTAGACCCTGGGGTCGTAGTTCACCGCTCGGACGGACGCCGCGGTATTGCCTTTGGGGTCTATGGAACTGATCAGGGCCGGGTATGGATTTCCCAGCAGTAGGTGCGGCGGTTCGATTTCCCAGGAAACATCGGGGACGAAATCGATACTGGGAATGCTCAGCCGGTAGTCGTCGATCCGAGATGCCGGGTATCCGCCGGAAACCGTTCCGTCTGGGCGGCGCAGATACAGCGCTGGAGAGCTCAGCAGCGACCAATCGAGCGGCTCGCTGGACTCGATCAGGACCGAGCTTCCCGAGATCACGAACGATTTCAGATATGCGCTCTGCGCCAGCCCAGGGCCTGGAACATCGCCGGCGAGTGCCACGTAATCCCAGAACTCGCTGTTCAGCGCATCGAGGCCGGTATCGAACGAATACTCGGTTCGCCGGTATCGCTGTGCCATCCGGCGGCGCATGCCATAGCGCCAGGCCCGGTTTCGGTCTGTCACGCCGACAGCCGTGATCTTCTCGACCTTCCTGCCGACATCGCCGGGAAGGCGGCACTGGACGGTATCTTCGATCCAGCCGTTGGCATTGACGAACTCTACATCGACGCCGTCGTAGTCGTCCTCAGACGGAGCGCTGATGCTGATCCTCAGTGGACCATCCATGTTCTGCGGCGAGTACATGTGCCCGAATGTTGTCCTTGGCTCGTCTCGGGCCGCAGAGATCACGCCGCGCTTGATGGTCTTCTCGGCGTACCCGGCCGCAAGCACGTCGTCCATGATCTGGGCGACCGTGACCTTACCGTCCTCGTAGATCATGTCGAACGTGTCGCCGCGGGCCTTCCAGATGGCGTCCAGCCGATCCAGTTCTTCGAGATCGAGATCCGCATCGGTGTAGCCGCGCTCCTTCGCGATGTAGCAGAGGAACGGGACGATGTCTCGCGTAGCGATCTCGCTCGTCCATGCTCCACCCTGGCGGGTTGGGAGCATGCGAGTGGCCTCTACCGAGACGCGGCTTTCGGTCTGCGCCGCGATGCGGTCAGACGACCGATACCGGACAGCCATTACCGTGACGCCGGCGTAGGACGATGGAGCCTGGAGGCGCGCGCGCATCCCGTACCACTGGGTGCGGTCTCGGTACTCGGATGTTGAGTTGCCGCCCTGGTTGACGAACACTTTTCTGATGCGAAACTCGGGCCGCATCATGTACGGCAGCGGGATGCCGTCCGTAAAACCCTGCTGGTCGAGAGAACTGCCAGCATGGTTCTTGCTGACCGTCGTCCATGCGCCGCCGATGGCCATGTCTCGCCACTGGATGTCGTAATAGGTGCGGATCTGGTAGATCTGCCCTTCCCTGCCTACACCGCAAAGCCCTTCCGGGCAAAATACGTCGATCTCGACGAAGTTGGTCTTCTCCGATACTGGGCACGCCGGGAAGGGACCGCGCCAGCCCCCTTCTAGGCTGGTCGGATCAATGGTGACTCGGGACGTAGACGAGTTGAGAGCGGTGAATCCTGGCCAGTCAACATCGACACCGCCCGCACTGGTCAGCCGCTCGACGGTGAGTTGCTGCGCGCTGTACGCCGTGATCCGATAGCGCAGCCCACGCGGGCCGATTGCTGCATTTCCGGAGCCGGTCTGCAACGCATTGGCCGGCGAACCGTTGCTGTAGTTGAGCGTCATCGACGTTGAGGTGATGTCGTTCACCAGGTAGAGGCCGCCGTTGGTGCCGACCACCTCGATCTCATCGCCAACATCCAGCCCGAGCTGAGCGATATCCCCCGTCACGACGTCGCGATTCGTCCCGCCGCCATCGTTCACCGAATAGGGGTACATCGCCTCAACCCGCAGGATCGTCCCCGCAACCCAGCCAGAGGGGAACGACCCGGCTCCGGCAGAAATGATGATGTTCGTTCCGGAAAACGTGAACGTAGTTGCCGACGGGTTCGGGGTGAGATTGGAGCTCTCGGTCAGGTCCAGGCCGGCATTACCAGTTGAGCTCGCACCAACTTCCTCAACCAGGTGCCACCAGACCGATGCCGGGTGCCCGCTGACGTTCTGCCCTGGCTCGAAAATCTGGAAAGAGGCATCAGCGCCCAGTGCCAGGAACGACGTGTCACCGATTTTCGCTGCCCCTTCGGCGATCTGGAACCGACCACGGCCAATACACAGGAGCATTTCGGTCCACTGCTCACGCGGACCGGCGAAGTACTTCCGGGGCGGCAGGATGTAGTCTGGATAAATCAGACGACGGCCAGCGACTTCGCGGATCGCATCGCCGAGTTTTACCTTGTTCCCGCGCGCGCTAGTTTCAGAGAGCGACGCGCCCTGCCCGGGGTTCGTCGGCATGCCGGGCAATTGAGGCATGAGCATCCGAAAAACCGATTGCGCCCCCTTGAAAAGGGCCGCAGTAATCGTGAACGGATCAGTCCGCGCGCGGAGCTTGTAGATCCTCACAATGTCGCCGCGGTCGATGATGCGCTCGGCCCACTCACCGGGATGGATGAACTCCTCATGGGCCTTTTTCTGCTTGTCGGTGAGGTCATCGCAGAGCGCAACCTCAGCGGGGACAACACCGATAGAGAACGGGTGGACGTCGTGGCAGCGGTACCCAGGCGAATTCGCGGTCAGCCAGGAATGAATCGTCATCCTGCGGCCGATCGGATGCCGCTCCAGCGGTTCTCCGTCAAGGAGCGATGGGTAGATTTCGATCACGGTAGAAGACCACCTTGGAGTATTTGTCGGAGAACTTCTGGAGCGGAGTGAGCGACACCCCGCTTCCCGGGTTGATTTCGAGAACCCGCAGGCGTCCATCTACCTCGACCAGCAGGCCTACGTGATCGAGCAGACGCCCTCTATAGGCCGCGGCGATGACCCCAGGTCCTGGCTCGCATTGCTCGAGCGCGCGCTGGATCTCCGTATCGCACGCCCTTTGCATCGAAACCGGGGTGCGCCGCGTGACACCGCCGAAGTCGGTCAGCATCGGCAGCCCGAACAACTCAACCCGCGCGATGAGCGTCAGGCCCCAGCAGTCAAGGCACGGCAGGGCCCGTCCGCCCTCGGTATAGATGGCGGTGAGGTATCTGTTCGGCATGGGGTCAGGGCCAGTATTTGAGGCCAGGGAACTCGCTAACGTTGTAGATGTGGCGCAGCGCGGCGGTGTTGATGAGGTCGTAGTAGCCGGCCTCTACCTGGACAGTGAGACCCTCGAAACCCGACGTCTTAACCCTCATCCGGTACGGACGCTCAGCAGGAGCTGTGAAATCGCTCTCCAGGTACATCCGCAGGATCAAGGTGACATACTCGCCAGCCTCCAGCGCTTCGTTGATACGCTGCTGGGCGAATCCGGTCACGTTGTCGATTGCGAATCCAACGTTCTGGTTTCCGCTGTTGTCTCGCTTCGGAATCGATACGTCGATCGCACCAGCGATGAACGTCAGCAGCCGCCCGTCTTCGGTCATGCAGGTGATGTCGTCATAGCCCTGGCAGATTAGGATAGGCTCCGCCCAAGCCGGGCATGACAACTCGACCGTGGCGAACTGCTGGTCTTCACCGCCGGAGGCATAGAAGCGCTCAAGAGCCGTCGCCATGTCTAGGCCACTCCCTGTTCATCGCGATGTCGAAGATGTCGGCGAGGAGGATGTACTCGGGCAGAATCTCGGCCCACCCTGGATCGATGATCGAGCGCTCTCGCATCACGACGGTTGCGTTGAAACGCCAGTAGTCACGCCCGACGAGATAGCCACCGTCGTAGATCCCCTCGAAGTGCAGGTTGCACGGAACGATTCCCTCTTCCGTACGCAAATCGCACTCGAACCACTTGACGCCATCTTTCAGGACGTCTCGGTACCACCCTTTGAACAGCCGAGCCTGCTCAGCGGTGAACAGCCAGGAAACCTCCAGAATGACCGGCACATTGCTGAAGTTCCGTCGGTAGCGTGCCCGGCCGCTCTGGAGGGCGGTTCTTGCCATTGGCTCAACCGTCTTGAAGCCGTACCCCTCCCTGAGCGGGAAGGGAAGGCCATCAGGCCATTTGATCATCGCCCTGCCCTCTTGAATCCATAGGCGCCTTCGATTGCTTTCGGGTAAAGCCCCTGGCCAGACGAAACCTTGTTGGCAAAGTCCTGCTCGACCGCATCGAGAGTTACCCGCAGGTTGTTCCCGTCCATGGCGGAGGTGGCGGAAACCGGCGGACCGTTGTTGATGATCTGCAGGCTGATCTGCGGCGAGCCTTGAGCGGAGGCGTCGCCGTTGCTGATCACCTCTCCACGGGTGTTCGGCAACATGTACTGCCGGCCATTCGCAGCCTGGAATACCTCTGGTGCGCCGTTCTCGTTGATCCGGTACATGCCGCCCGCCCCTACGGGACCGCCGTACTGGCGACCTCCAGCGAACATCCCAAGCATTGCCGGGATGGCGGCCGCCATTGCGGTAAGGCCAGCCGTTGCCGCCCCGCCGAATGACGCAACCGAAGCGGCAGCAGCGGCTGGCGCGTAGGCAGAAGCCATAGCGGCGCCGGTCGCTGCGGCTGTCGTCGCCGCAGCCGCCTGCTGGGCCTGACCCATGATGAAGTTCTTCGCCTGCTCGATGCCGACCTTGACGAGGGCACCGACGACTTGGTTCAGCATGGCGCCGGCCAGTTGCCGCATGGCGTCAGCACCGTTGTTCGCCCCGGTTATCAGCCCTGTCAGAGCGTTCGTGCCGGCCTGCTGCACCTGATCCAGCGTTGCCATGATCATCTCGTTGCCGGCAGCCTGGCGGCGGAATCGCTCCTCCTCCAGTTGCTTCATCGTGGCATCGTGCTGTTGCTCGGCCTGCGTCTTGAGTTCCAAGTAGCGCTGATCCTCGAGCAACTTGGCCTCGTTCAGCTTTTTCAGATTCTCCAGTTCGGTCTGGTAGCGCTGGTCTTCGCCGGCGATCGGGTCCATCTGCCCCAGCAACTGCTTGTTGGCTTCTACCTGTTGCGCTTCGTACAGAGCTGCGGCGAGCGCGCGGACCTGGGCGACCTGCTCCGGCGTGGCGAATGGATTAAGGCGAGATTGCGCCCCAGCTTCTGCCAGTTCCTTTCCCTTCAGTCCAGCCTGTGCCAGTTGCTGGGAAAGGTCTCCGATAGTCTTCTCATTGTCCAAGGCAGCGCGACGCTGATCCTCCATCGACTTTTTGACCGTAGAGGCGGTATCAGAGGCTGACTTCTTCTCTTGCTTCCGCGCTTCGCTGTTGCGGAATATCTGGACAGCGAGACGCTCCGCCTCCGCGATCTCCTCTTTTGTGGCATCAGCACTGAGCTTTTTGCGCGCGGCAAGCTTCGCCCGTTCTTCACCCGCGAGAGCAGATAGTTCAGCCTCGTCGCGAAGATTCTGGAGAGCCTTTGTATCCTCCGGGTTTGCCTGGCGATCCGGGCCATTACCAGATGGGGATGAACTCTTTTTATCTAGGGCTGCGTCGACGTCTGAACGCTTTTTCTGTAACTGGTCAAGCTCCTGCGTAAGCTCCTCGACCGCGCCCTGGATACGCACGGCATCTTCAGCATATCGATTGGCCCTTCGACCAGAGCCTTGGGCTTCTTTTGCCGCGAACGCATAGTTTTCCCCAAGCAGTTTGAGCTTATCGCTCACTGCTTGGATTCGCTTGTCGATGTCCAGTTGTGCAACCTTCAGCTGTGCCTGTCCAAGTTTTTCAACGGACAGGGTTAGAAGGTCCGTAGGCTCTTTCGCCTCCCGTGCATTCGTTGCAAATGTTGCGATCGCGGTTGCTGCCAGCAGAACAACCCCAAGCGGTCCGCCGAGGAACGCCATTGCCGATCGAAGTCCACCCATCACCACCGTCCCGGTGGTTGCTACACCATTCAGCGTTGCTTGAGCAGCCGTTAGCGCTCTTGTGGCGGCCAAGTCGCGTTCTTTAGCGGCCAGCAGCGCGTTTAGAGCTGTTGCGTGGGCATTTGAACCCCTGGCAGCATTCAAGTCCGCCTGAGCCAGAGCGACAGCCGCGGCGGCGGCGGCCTTCTCTGCCTCTGCCCGCCTCAGCGCACCTATAGCAGCATTCCGATCAGCTGCTATCTGCTCAAGCGTTGCCCGCAATCTTTGCACTTGGGCCGCACCTGCTGCATACAGGGAGGTAACTAGACGCCCAGCCACAACAGAGGCCAGAGAAGCTGCTGCGACTGTTGCAGTGTCGAGAAATGCTGCCATTTTTTCCGAGTCAAGCCCGAACTCAAGAAGCGCATCAGCAGCCGAAATAAGACCATTGGTGAAGGTTTGAAGGGCGCCAGTCTGGTCTTCCAGCGAAACAAGGACTTGAGTAAATGCAGTCCGAATCCTGACCCCTGCATCGGTCAGGTTATTGGACATGCCGGCGGCTGCCTTTGAGTTCTCTTCCAAGGACTTACGTAGACCCTCGGTGAGCATTTGCGCCGTTAATTGCCCCTGCGCACCAAGACTCCTGACTTCCGCCCCCGTCTTACCTGCAGCGGCGCCGATATCCTCAATAACAGACGGAACTGCGCTGGAGATTGTTTCCCATTGGTCAGCCGAAACCTTGCCGGTGTTGATTGCCTTGGAGAACTGGCTGATCGCTGCCTCTGCTGCATCCGCCTTGGTCGCATTGGTCACGAATGCATACGACAGCGAATCCATCACATCCAGTGCAGACGTTGTGTCGTATCCGAGAGCTTTCAGGCCTGCAGAAGTGCGGATGTAGAGTTCCTGCGCCTCGGAGAGCGCCCGGTATGTCCCGTTGGCGGTACGGAGCAGTCTGGCCTGTACGTTTTCATACTCTTCCTGGCTTGCAGACGCCAGACGAACCCTGTCAGCCATCTCCTGATAGGACTGGACCATGCTGGCCATCTCGCGGAGCGCTGACGCCGCGATGATCGTCTTAATAGCCGACGAAAGCTTGGTGACAGTCGTGTTGAGACGTGCCGCCTCGCTATCAGCACGCCGCATGGTTGCCTGCATCTGATCCAATGAACGGTCAGCAGCATTCGTGCCGTTTACAAGGCCAGAGGTATCCGCCTCGACGGTGTAGTAGATGCTGCCGACATTCTCAGCCATCAGGGTGCTCCTTTCGCCCGCGCCTTGCGCTTGGCCTCGATCTTGTCGAACCACTCCATCGTCGCGTCATGCTCTGCCGCGGTCGGGGCTCTGGCGCCCGGAGCGTTCGATTCGGTTGGGGGGTATTTCGCGCGCAGAGCGCCGATCAGGCCGGTCATGGTCATGGACCAGGCTTCGCGCTCGCTCAGCCCCAGGTGCGCTATCGCCGTCGCGACGTACTCCCGTGCAACGAACTCCCCCGAGTAGTTCGGCTCTTCGTCGTGTCGCCGGGGTAGCGGCGGAAGCGCTCCTGTGACGCCGTGCTTCAGCAGGCAGCGCGCGAGGGGTACAAGGTGCTCGACGTTCGCAGTTCCTGGCCGGTAGACAAGATCCTGGTCGTAGTAGCCAAACACGTCGGACAGGTCCTGCTCACTACACGCCACCACCACGGCCAGGGCGTCGGCGAACTGGTCCGCCTGATGCTTCTCGGTGATCGGGTCGCTCATGACGCGCGCGAAGACGTCGACAATCTCGGCCGGCGTACCGAGCTGGGTCATGGCGTACAGGGACGGCCGCAGGAGAAAGCACTCCCCCGAGGCCGTGTGTACGCCTATCTCACCGATCTCGGTGAGGATCACGGTGCAGTAACGGTTACCGGAACGGTCACGCTCACCGACGGCCGCGCCGCACTGGTGATTTTCACCGTGGTGGTGCCCACATCAACGCCGGTAACCAGGCCGGTAGAGCTCACGGTAGCAATCGCCGGCGCCGCACTTTCGTAGACCAGGCCAGGAGCCGCGCCAGTCGGAGATACAGCGGCGGTCAGTTGCTGGGTGGCACCTTCGGCGATCGAGACAGATGTCGGCGAGACGGTGATGCCCTGCACCAGCGGGATGACCGTGACGGTTGCGGTATCGGTGACGCCCGGGGCGACGCTGGAAGCGGCGGTGATCGTGGCGGTACCGGCCGACAGCGCGCTCACCTCGCCGGTAACCGTGTTCACTGCGGCCACGGTCGGCGCACTGGAAGTCCAGCGCAGGCCTTGCGGAGCGCCAACAGGCAGCACGACGCCCTCGAAGTTGAAGCCTTCGCCAACGGTAAGCGAGAGGGTCTCCGGCACGACCTGAATGCTGGTCGGGTCCGGCGCATCCGCGTCGGGGGTATCCTCGACGATCAGGCCGAAGTCGGAAGCGGTCGCCGAAGCCTCGAAGCTGTAGGTGGTGACATCGTCGTACGGCGCGGAGCGACTGAGGTTGCTGATGAGCATGAATGCGGTGAAGGTCAGGTCCGGGAAGGTCATGCGCATCCAGACAACAGGCTGTCCGCCGGTCGCGTCCGGCTTCACGACATGCTTCGTCAGGTCGATCAGGTTCTGCGCGCCGGCACCGGAGGCCTTCACGGTACCGTCACCGGAAATGGTCAGCGTCTGGAAACTGGCCAGGTTCTCCCGCAGTGCGCCAACCGAGTCGGAATCAGTCGCGCCGATGGTGTCCCACTCGACGGTGAATTCCTTCGTGCGGAGCGACCCAAAACGGCGCCAGTCATTCTCCGCCGGCAGCGCATCGCCGCACCCGATGTAATACTCGAGCACGACGTCGCGGCCCGGAAATTTGAGCTTCTTGCAAGCCATGTCTGGCCTCCTGATTAATAGAGAACTTCAAGGTCCAGGCTGTACCAGGCCCGGTTTTCGGTGGTGTATCCAGGCCCGATCGGCTCGCCGATTGCCCGAACAGATGCGGCGCCACAGGGGACGCTGTCACCAAGCGCTACCTGCGCCAGGGTCTCGATTGAGTTGCCGACGTCGACAACATGTTTCCGGACGCCCTTCGGGCCGAGGAGGATCACCTTGAACCGCAGGCGACGAATGTCGACCTGAGTCGGGGGGCCGCCGGTTTGCTGGATCGCTGCGATGAATGCCGAGTCGAGCGACGGGTGGTCGACCCACATCCCACGGCTGTACTGGTAGCCCTCGCCCAGGATCGAAGCCAGCCAATCCTGGAAGGCGTCGTAGGGGGTCATACGCGGTAGATCCTGCGGAGAATTGATGGGATTGCAGATTCAATCTGATCGAACCCCTTAGTGAGAAACTCTGGCTCTGCATTTGGATCCCAGTAGTTCCCAACTCCAGTACCGCCTCCAAAGGCGGTTCCGTCCGCTGTCTTTCCGAAATCCGCCCTTGGCTGTCCGGCGAGAGTTCCTGGCGCATCATGGACCGCTGCCGCGTAGGCTGCTGTATATCCAATCCGCCCTTCCACCCCAGCAGTCCCATTACTGATCTGGGGTGCAGTCTGACTATTGATCAAATTCGACGTGTCGATCGGCGTCATGGTCTGCGCCATAGCAGCGCCCTGGCTGAGGATCTCGTATATCGCGCGCTCAGACCTGCCCTCTGCAATGTTTTCGACAGCCACGCGAAGATTCCGCCGGACGCGGTCGATGCCTTGGATTGCCATGTCAGGTCACCAGTAGAAAGTCCGGCTGCTCGCCGAAGAAGGACATATCCCAGTTCGTCACCGAGCGGATCTCTTCCCAGCCGTTGGAGCCGTCGAACTGGATCAGGTCCAGGTACTTCGGCCGGCGGTCCTCGGTGAATATCTGGTGCCGCGATACGAACTCGGCACCTCGCGCCCCAGATTGCCCGCCCTCTTCCCGCATCTGCTCGCTCTTGGCGGTCCAGGTGCAAGCGATCTCGTAGTCAGGGCCGTAAACGGCCTCCTGGATCGAAAGGTCGAAGTGCAGGAATGGCCGAACCGTCGCCGTGTTGGTGTAACTCCAATTCGCTGTCGTGCTCATGAGTCACCACACATGCAGCCACCGCGCGCGATCCAAAGACCGCCGTGTGCGGTCTGGGTTGGGTTCGGGGGAATCAGCCCCGTCACACATCCGTGCTTGTCCAGGGCGTTCAGCAGGGCCAACTGCGCCTTCCAGCGATCAGCAAAGGCCTGGTAGCGGAACGATCGAGAAGCGCCGGATGGGGCCGTCTGGCTGCTGATGTACTTGTCGGCCTGGGCCAACGCAAACAGCGCCAGCAGGTAGGCCTGAATCAGCAGCGCGGTCGATGCCGGGTAGTGGGCATCCAGGCAGTCCTGGATCTGCTGCAATTGCTCGACCCACGCCGCAAGGATGAAATCAGGCACGTTGTCGATGCCCTGGCTCTGCAGGTACTGCCGGGCCTGTTCAACTGTGATCATCACCACATCCCTCCAGTTGCTCGACCTGCAGGTTGCACAGACGGAGGAGGTGTCGTTGAAGAATCCGAAGCGTCATACCTTGGGCGTCTTGCGCAGCATCCACGGTGTTCCGGATAGCATCGCAGAGCCTGAAGTCATCGCTAGCCCGGAACGAGGCCGGGAACTCCATGGGAGCGGGCGGAGCCTTTGGAATTGCCGGGATGTCCGAGTCGATCAGATTTCCAAACATTTCATTCTCCAGAAGGAAGGGCCCCATCGCTGAGGCCAGAAACGACGAAGCCGCCCGCAGGCGGCCTCTCGTCACGCACCGGTCACTCGGTTTTCGGCGGTCGCCCTCGGCGTTTCTGCTCGACATCAGAACTTGCAGCCGGCGTAGCTGCTTCGAGGACAGAATCGCCGCCGAGGGGGCGCACGTTGGGTTTCAGCGACGGGTGAAGGTGCTCCAGTTCCACCACGTCGCCCACGCTTACGCCATGCCAGGAGCGGGTCACTTCGTAGCGCATGTCGCCCCCTTACGCCAGGTTGGCGCCGTAGATCACGCCGGACAGACCTTCGTCGTCCTTCTTCACCTGGATGCCCATGGCGCTCATGATCTGGAAGTTGTAGTTGACCTGCGGCAGCGGACGCGGCAGCGGCACAACGCCGGTAGCCATGCCGACCAGCGGGGTGACCACGTCGCGGCGGCGCTGATAGCCCAGGAACTCGTTGCCCGACAGGGCGAAGGTCTGGCGAATGGCGCGAGCCGGGATGAACGGGGTGATCAACTGCAAAACAGTGCCGCCGCTCAGGATCGTGCTGCCACCGATTGCCACGGTTGCCGGTCGGTTCATGTTTCCCCAGATTTCCGGGGACACCCACAGCGCATCATAGGCATCGACCTTGTTGTTGCGGGCGGCCTGGCCGAAAGCGCCGGTGGTGAAGAACGCAGCCAGTTGCTCCTGGGTGGCAGTGGTCAGGTCGATGTTCGCGCCGCCGGCGCCGGAGCCTAGGTTGACCTTGATGGTGTTGCGGTGATTGCGCAGGCCCTGAGCCGGGTAGCTCTCGACCTGAATGTTGGTGGCACCGTCCAGGATGTAGGCAACGATCCGCTTGTTGAACTTGCGGAGTTTCGCAGCCTGCGAGTCCAGAACCAGGTCGATGCCGACGGTGCTCATGCCGGCGGCATGGCGCCAGTTGACACCGTAGCCGGCGGTGAATACCGGAATGGGGTCGCCGTCGGAGTTGTACTCGGTGTGATCGAAGGAGTACGGGGCCTGGCCGTCGATGCTCACCGACACGTCATCGGCGATGTCGCCGACCACGTTGTAGAGCTTGGCGGTCTTGCCGATCGGAAGCACGGTCTGCACCTGCAGGAGGTCGTTGACGATCTCCATGCCGGTTTCCTGGTTGCGGTACTGGATGATCTGGGCGTCGATCTCTGCCCAGAACTCACGACCCAGGCCGGCCAGAGCATTGCAGGCCAGCATTTCGGGGGTCATGGCGCCGCGGTGTTCGGCGATCATGGCGGCGTTCTGGGTGTTCCAGATGTTGCGGTTGGCCTGCAGGTCCTGGAAGTGGCCCATCAGGCGGGGATGGGCGGCGATTGCATGTTGGGTCAGAAACATTCTGCTCTCCTTACGGCGCCACGGTGACAGAGTCAGCGCGGACGCGAATGCGGATGAAGTCCACCGCAGAGGTGGTGACGGTGTCCTGGATGTAGCCGATCACCTTGTAGGAGCCAGCAGCGGTAGGGACAGGAATGGCAAGACCTGCAGCACTGACGGTCACCGGCTGATCCTTGGTGTAAGCACCAGCAGCCATGCGCACAGCGAATTCACGCCCTTCTTCCAGGTAGTTACCAACAGCCGAGTGGCCGGCCGGAATCTGGTCGGTGATACCCAGACCCTCGTGATAGGCGCTGTCGAGGACGTACAGACGGCCAACAACTTCATCAGCCTGAGCGAACTCGTCGTCACCGTCGATCACAGCGAAGGTTCCGGGGTAAAGCGCGGCGGCGGTCTTGCGGGTTTCGGTCTTGAACAGCGACTTGCCGTCGATGTTCACGCGACGATAGCGAGACATGGCTTACTCCTTCGGCAGGTTGTTGATATCGGCGGTGAGACCGCCTTTGTCGGTGGCGGCATTGGCGCCCAGCGGGGCGGACTCGCCGCACTGCTTGAACATTTCCTTGAGCGCGTCGCCGGCCAGGCTGTTGGCGATGACCTCGCCGAACTTGGCCTTGACCGCTTCACGCATGCTGTCTTCCTCGGCGCGCTGGTTGGCGGTCAGCGTGTCGGCCAGAGCCTTGTGATTGGCGACCAGGCCGTCGACCTTATCGGCCAGGGGCTTGATGATGGTGTCCGCCAGCTCCTTGATGGCGCTGGAGGTGTTGGTGCCGATTTCCTTCACGATTTCGGCCTTTTCTTCGGGGGTCAGGGGCATGTCGCCCTCCTTCTCAGGTTGATCAGGCCGAGCCTGACGATGGGTGAAAATGTTCTTGATGCTGTTGGCCACCATGGCGACCCAGGACTCTTGCCGGACAACGGGCTGGCCGGACTCGTCGAAGACGATCTTCCCTGCCTCGACCTTGTAGCCGTACACCTCGGTCACACCGCCGTTGAGGCTGATCACGGCCTGGGAATCGGTGAAGTCGGCAACCCATGCGTACTGGTCGGGGCCGGAGGCGAATCGCTCCTTTGCGGCTCGGTCCAGGCGCTGCTCACGCTCCCGGTAGGACTCGCCAACCAGGGCGCCGGAGTTCGGCTGAAGCGGCACAGCCTGGTCCGCGTTCACCATGAGGCCGACGCCCTGCTCAGGAGTAGCCGCCCCTACTTCGTGCAGCAGGATCGCGTCGTGGTCCATGCTCTGGATGTCGGCGACCCACTCCGCGCCCTGGGCACGCTGACTTTCGTTCGGCTCGATGCGGTTGAGGAATGCGGCAACGCTGGTATGGATCGGGGGAACGTCCTCCCCCTTCTCCAGCGCCTCAACGCGCTGCAACAGTTCACGACCGCCTTCCGTGGACTTGGCGAACTCGACGTCGACCCACTTCTCCATGTAGACCCGGTTGCCGGACTTCTTCACGTTACGGTTCCAAGCGCCGACGTGGCCGACGTTGATCCCTTCGGGTGAGAACGCCGAAACGAACTTCCCGTCGACCATCGGGTGCCCTAGCGGCGCCAGCGTTCCCTCCAGGCCTGGGTAGTGCTTGTCGATCTGCTCTGCGGTGTAGAGACCACCGTTCATGATCACGCCGGCCGGCAGGGTGTAGCTCGGCAGAACCAGATGTTCGCGCCCGTTGTGTGTCTCACGCCGAATGCTGGCGCTGTTGACCTGGGTGGTGATGTTGACCTGCATGGGCATGGCTCAATCCTCTTTCGCCCAGGGCCCGCGCCCTTTGGCTTTCATGACTTGGTAGTTGCGGCGCGCGCGCTCGACGATGGCCGGGACAACCGGGTTCCCATCGTCATCGACCAGCACCTCGACCTGGCTGCACTTGCAATTTATTGGGTTTCCGTCTCGGCTGTACCAGTCCCTCACCTCATCCGAGGTGTAGAGCCTGGCGTGCCTGGCCGCGTGGGTGGCCCTAGTGCTGGCGGACAGGGCCGACATGTGCATCAGCTTCGACTGAACGCCGTAGTCGGCCTCAGCAGCGTCTTTTTCGTCCCAGCGAGCCCTTCGGAGAGCGGTTGTGACTTCGGTGCGTGCGATGCGATGGCCGCGACGCGCCTCGATGCCGGTCTGGGCGGTCAGGTCCCGTGCGATTTCGCGGGGATTCTTCCCGCGCCCCATGCCCTCGGCGAGAATGCGCGCCATGTCGGCCTTGACTTGGCCGGACAAGCCCTTCATCTCCTCGAACTCCCGGGCGCGAAGCAGTGCCATCCGCGCGCGGTAGGCGTCGGATCGAAGCAGGACATCCAGCGATTCCCGGCCGGCGCGGTATGCAGGCGATTGCTGCGCCAGGTTGGCATGCGTCTGTGCAGTACCGCGGATGTAGGCAACCCCGACGTATGACTCGAAGAACCAGAGGTCCCGCTCCCCGCCCTCTTGCAGGATCTCGTCGACCATCAGGTTGGTGTCGGCGAAGATCGCGGAGAGAAGGGCCTGGTCGAGACGGTAGGTGTACTGCTCATTCACCACCGGCTGGGCCGGGATTCGGTCCAAGGCAGCGACATAGCCATCCCGGATTTTCCGCATGCGCCTGTCGAACTCGCGCATTGCGCCCCTTTCCAGTCGATCTACCCCGGTCGGGTCACTGCTGCTCGCCGGTAGGATCGGTGCGCGCGGCATCTTCATCCTCCGGTTCGGTGTCAGGCAGCGGATCGCCACCCTCGAGCGGGTCGTATCCAGCTTCTTCGCGTATTTCCTCCGCCGTGAACACGGGCTCGCCAGTGCCGATCGCGGCGCTGTTGATCTCGCTCATGGTCTTGGAGTTGGCCAAGCGCTCGGCCTTGGTCGGCACGGTGAGGTCATCCCAGATCGCGGTGAACTCAGCCTTCAGCGGAACCACGCCGATGCGCATCAGGTGCGCGAACAAGTCGTTGATCTCGAACGTCAGTTCTTGCACCCGGCGCGCCTGGCATCTGGCGTTGTGGTACTTCTGGTCCTCACTGCTCGCCCGCTCGCCGGTCTGCATGCCCACCAGAATCTTGGTCGGGATGTCGACGCCGGCGGCGGCGGTCTGCAGGTTGACGTTGTACGTGGGGCTGGGGTCCGAAACAGCGGACACCATCTGCGTGACGGTCGCCCCCTGGGTCGGGAGCAGGACATCGACGCCGAGGTTGAGCTGGCGCGCTGCCTCGTTGAAGCGCTCGTTGAGCGCATCGAGCGTCACGCCGTAGGTGCTGGCGATCTCGCCGAGGTTAATCTCCTTGTCGAAGTTCAGCAGGAGCTGGCGTGCGGCGTTCTTCAGGAACGATTCGCCACTGCCTCCCTCGACCTTCTCCAGGCTGATGAAGGAGTTGTAGGCAGGCTCCAGGAAGCCGATTGCATCGCCGGTCCAGTCTCCGAGGATAAACACCCGATCCGGATGGATATCCCGCACCAGACCGGGACGACCGGCTTGGGAAGCCTCGGTGTATTCCCACATGGTGGGCTGCCCGTAGGTCTCGCTATCCGGCTTTTCGTCGAACGACTTCGGCTTAAGGCACCCAGCCCAGGCCGGGGTGACCTTCGCCAGGCCATTGACCTTGCCCGAAACAGGTCTATCCCAGGGCTGGCTGTCCCTTATGTGGAGGAGCAGCCCGGAATACCGACCCACCAAGCGGCGCCGGTCGGCTTCGGAGACAGCCCGCCAGAACCTGCCGCCTGCGATCAACGGCTTGTTCTTCCTCTCCCACTCGGTTTCGTCCTTGGAGCGGTCCTGATCGTCGCCCTCTATGACCTGCGGATATGTCTTCCAGCACGTGGTGACGATCTTCTCAACCGCGCCATGGGCGATGCCGCCCCGCCGGTACATGGTGTACAGGTCGTTGAACGTGATTTCCTGAGGGAAACCATACTCGCACCATGCCTGCGGCCGCTTGGCGTCATGGCCGATGCCCTGGTTCAGCAGGCTCATTCGCGCACGCGCGACAGCACTGCTCATCGCGTGATTGACCGCGAGGTCGAGTTTGTCAGTCATGGTCAGTCCGATTTCAGGATGAGGCCTGGCTTGTCCGTCTCGCGGACCAGTTCGACAGAAGAGAGGTTGGGGTCGCGCCATACCATCGTCCCTTCAGCGCCAGCGTTCTCGACCGCCACGGTGCGGGCGCAGGACGTGCAGCGAGCACGGACCACCATGGAGCGGCTGGTTGCGCGCTCCCTGAGGATGAAGATGGCCATCAACGGGCTCCGGGAAGAAGGATGCCAACAGCACTTCTTCGCTTGATCAGCGGCCCAAGCGCATACCGTGTGGCGTCCCAGTAGTGGTTGTTCTTGTCGACGATATCGGTAAGCACATCCCCGGTCTGCCGGTCTACCTTGTAGCTGTATAGCCTGGCCTCGCGGAGGGTTTTCGTGCATCGCTCATGGATCATGATCTCGACATAGCTGCGAAGGTGGGCAATGCCGTCCTCGACGCTGCCTTTCCATTTCTCGACACCTTCGATCCTGGGCAGACATGCACGACTGCCATCTTTCCCTTTACTCCTGACGTGGCTGATCGTCTCCGGCCTGGCCGAGTCGGCTCGGACTGCATGTCGTTCGATCCCTGGCAAGCGCCTGATCATGTACTCAGCGATATCGTCGTTCTCAAGTCCAACCTTTCCGGCTTCGTGCTCAATCCAAAGCCTGCGGTCGTAAATCCAGCATTTGACGCCGACAGTCGGGTCCTGGCTGAACCCCCAGTCGATGCCGTAGTAAGGGCCATCCCAATCGGGACCAGGCTCGAACTCGGCCACCCGGTACTTGCCAGCAAGGATCTGAGCGTCGCTGTTCTCGCGGTAGGCGCCATCCCAGATCCAGGCATAGGTCTGGTCGTCCAGCGTCTGCCGGTCGTTCAGGCGCTCCTGATCGAGCACATCGGGAAACCACGGATTGTCCGTGTAGTTCATCTCGACGATTTTTGCGCCTGCCGGCATGTTCTTCCGGAACCGGGTGTCGGTGGCGCTTCCATCGCGCTCCGGGTTCCAGGTAATCCAGACCTCCGAGTCGTTCTCACGAACCGTCGGCAGGAGCTTTATCCACGCCGTTTCGCTGACGTTTTCAGCCTCGTCAACCCAGGCGATCAGGATTCTGGCCTTCGACTTGATGCTGTCGAGGTTATGGCGCAATCCGCAGAACACATACGAAATTCGGCGATTCTTGGTCCGGATGTACTTCTCACCAATGTCGAAGTACGCGTCCAGCCATGGCTCGGATCGAATTGCCTGCTTGATCTCCTCCATGGAGGACTCTTCAAGCGAGTTCATGTACTCGCGCGCCCCGAGGATCACGCCACTGATTCCAGCCTCCGCGTACATGTACGCCCTTACTGCCGTCATCTTGGCGAACGTGCGCGTTTTGGCACTGCCTCGTCCACCATGGGCGCCGCGGTACCGGGCAGGGCCTGAGAAGACTGGTATCAGCTTTGGCGGAAGTTCAATCTTCGCCGTGGTCATGGCCTGGCGCCACAAGCTGGATGGTGGTCGGCATTGTCGGGATCGGACCTCCGCCAGGGCCAGAGTGCTCGAGCTGGTGCTTGTTGCTGTACATGCCACCCGACTCCTTGGCGGCCTGCTCGTAAAGCTGGGCAGCCAGGGCCATGTTTCGCATGCCCTCGGCGCGCTCAGCCATCCGACCCAAAGCCCTCAGTCGGTAGGCGCGGTTGGCGATCGGGATGTCGGCGATCTCCTCGCGGAAGCGCTTGCGGGTGTCCTCGAAGAGGATCCGCCACTTCGCGGCAAGGCCCTTGCTGCACACCTTGTTCGGGTCGTGCGACTCGATCTGCTGCCGACTGACCTCGATGCCGAATTCCTTCTTGACCGATTCCGCAACCTGGGATGGCGTATCGAAACAGGCCAGCGCCTGAACGATGAACGCCTTCACGTCGCTGTTCAGGGTTGCCATCGTTTTTCTTCCTGTCATGGGCCTGTCGTGGCTATGCCGACTTCAGCAGGCACGTACCGCAGGCTCTCGAAATGTTGATTTTGGCCACCTCTGGAGACCTGCTAGCAGCGTCGATGAGATGCTGCACGTCCTTGCTTGGGCCGTATCGCCTCACCACGCCGACGAACTCCTCGACGTCATGCCCGCGGAGCTTCAGCTTTGGAAAGCCCTCCTCGGTGAACTTGGGCTCGCCGTATTGGTTGTTCTCTTGGCAGATGTGGTAAAGCTCATGCTCGACCAATGCGCAGAACTCCGCGTCGGAGCACTGGGAGCAGTAGTCAGCAGCCAGGGTGATCAGAAACCTCGGCAGGTATCCGAACCAGCGGATCATCTGCTGTTCCTGCCTTCCCTTCTGCCAGGCTCCACAGCGGAACGTCACCTCTTCGCACTGACCCAGTACCGTCCTCCCCTGCTTGGTGAAGCTGGAGGCGGCCCATAGGAAAGCGAGAGGAGCGTCTTGTAGGTGGGCGTGGTCTTCATTGCCCAGGATTCCATTCGGATCGATTAACACTGACTTCGCCCAAGCCAGAACATCCTGAGCGGGGACAAAGGCGTCCGCCCAGTCTTCGCCTTCCGCGAACTGCCCGATCGTCTCTGGAGGGTGAGGTCGCTTCAGTTCCACGACCAGTCGCTTCCGAATATCTGCCGGCGCCGGGACCAGGCGTAAAGTACGAGCCCAGCATGGAGGATCACCGAAAATGGATTAACCGGTGCGCCCTTCATGATTCCGTACAGGATTCCGAATGCACCACCAGCCACCAGGTAGAAGGAGATACCCAATAGCGGCTGCCCAGACAACTGGACGGTGCGCAGGAACTCCAGAGCAGCTACAACGACAAGCACACACAGCAGCGCATCCAGCGCCGCCAGAATCGACATGATCATGATCAGGTTCCTCTCGTAGGAAGGAACCGCTCTGTGATTGCCGTTACTGCCGCCTTCAGGCCGGGGATGATATTCATCGCCAGCAAACCGATGGTGAATGCGACACCACTCAGAAATGCGTCATCGAGCGGAATCTCGTACTCACGCGAAAGCCATGCGGCAACCGGAGCAGTCCAATAGGTTGAGCACCCGAATCCGGTTGCTACAGCGAGCGCAGCTTGCCAGCGGTTCAGGCCGCTCAGGAATCCAAGGGACAGAATCGACCCCCAGAACCCGGCAATAGCGACGCTGTACTTGGCGAAGAGACCTCCGCCAACGGTCGTCATCGGGTCCAT